TTTGGAATTAAAAAAGGTCTTTCAAAATTATTAAGATTTTCACCTTGAAAGAAAGGAACATCTGATAAATCCGTCCCATCAAAAAACTCAGTTGGTCTACCAAACATTATACTTAATCTCATTGTTACACTTTCAATATCTGCTTCTTCTGTTGGATCTATTATAGCATTATTATTAGTGTAAAGCTGTATTGGAACTTCTATAAAATCATTCAATATACTGTCTAGTTCCAATTGTCTTGATTCCGTAAAACTAAATTTAAGTGGATTTGTAGGTGTGGTTGTTACTTCTGCACCATCTAAATCATCAACATTAACATAAGGACTCAAACCATATAGAATTTTATTTTCATCAGAGAGTGTGTTTTGTTCAACAAACACAGGTGCTTCCTTGAGAAAATCATAAAGGTCTTGTTGTTTTTCTCGCATAAATTGTAAAACATTTTGATAATCATTTTCATCGGGTATGTGCACATTATTGAATGTAGCGCTTGCTTGTTCATTCAATAAATTATTGTAATAGTTAGGTTGATTTCCTTGAGAGCTGTTATCATTTCCTTGATTGTCACTTACAAAATCCGCATATGATGTGAAAACAGGAAATTGTGAATTAACTGTCCCACCAGCAGAATTAACAATAGTTGTTGTCCCATCAGGACTTTCTACATAAACTTGCATAAAAAATCTATAAGCAGTAAGTCTTCTTTCCCCTTCCTCTGTGCTTGGATTGAATAGTGATACTAATCTTATTTCTAAAGTATTTTCTTCTTCTATTTCATCTACGGTTTCTGAAAATGTATTTATTTGATTTTTATTTACAAATGTTCTATTTGATCTGTGTATGCTTTTCCAATTTCCCAATGAAAATTGTTCCAAATCATCATTATCTAATCCAAGTTGTTTATCAGTACCTTCAGGATAGATGCCTGGCTTTCTTCTCTTTGGATAATTATCTTTCTTTTCGTATGCCATTAAAATGCCTGTTTTGTGTTTTCTTTTTCCATCCCATCGGGTATAACTATGGTGTCGCTATCTAATCTATTATCTTTTAAATTTATCTGATAATCTTGAATGTATTGAATTTCATTTAAATCTATTTTATCAATTAAGTCGTCTGATAAATTAACGGAGTAATCAATGTTTAAAATTAAATTGTTATCCGATTCATCTAAATTTGTTATTGGAGCACTATCATCATCACCATTCCAAGTTTTTTTTGAACCATAGAATTTATTCTCATCAACCACATCACTAAACAATCCAAACTTATTTATTCGCGGTATCGGTGGATAGTATGGCTGTGGGTTTCCTCTCCAATCTTGAGATACTCCCTCGTCTATTTCTATTTTTTTATATGAATCTCTTGGTGTTTTACTTCCACGTGATACGCCAATATTATTATCTTTTAGTTCTTCCTTAACTTGCACTCCAAAAATATGTTCCGGTTTTAACTTGTAATGCTTTGGTATTATATTTTTCCAATAGTATTTACTTTCTGGATTATCAGAACTAACATAATCAAATCCCAACTGTTGCCACATTGGTTTTACACCATTGTACATTTTAGTCGTAGCAATATCCACATCATTTAAATCCGTATCCTTAAATGAATCGTGAAATCGTTTATCTATAAATCCTTTGTGTATGATTGCCATTTTACACTCCTGATTCTACTTTAGCATATAATTTAAGTATTGGTCTATTTGTTCCCTCTTGCCAATATTCTGATAAATTTGAAGCAAATAATGATTGAACTTCTTTTTCTGAAAATGCTAACTCTTCAAATGTTGAATCAAAATACCAACCTTGCCATTCATCAACATTATTAATCGTATCAGCCTCTATTGAAAACAAGGTACTTACCCCTACCGTACTCTTCTGATTATATGATGGATTGTCGGTACTACTTACAAATTGATTGCCTGATTCCATAAATCTTACCTTAGAGGCAGCACCTTGTTGTATTGGCATATTTACTAATCTAATATCAACATGAGAAACAACATCAGAATCTCCCGAACCACCACTTCCATCAAACCATTCTGCTTTTATTATTTTATTTTGATAATTTTCTGGTCCTGCAAATTCACTTGCTTTAACTGCTATGTGAGCAGAACCATTAGGGTTATCTATTAAATTTTGTTGAGTTACTTCATTTAAACTTGTAATATTATCTGTCCAATTTCCAAGAGTTAACCTATCATCATCAATATCTGTGACTTCTGCAAATTCCAATCCACCTTGATTGTTATCAATTATCCATTGATTAAAAACAGTTTGATCTGGATTGACGCTGGTGTTTTGATTACTAACCCGTAATACTAAAAAGTATTGATTACCTACGGTTTCAAAAATATCATTATAGTTAATTGTAGGCTCACTATCTAAATACTGACTTTCTGCCGTACCAGTTCTTATTATGCTTAAATTCTTATTACCACCATCCCTCCAAAAACCAATGTTATCTACATACCCGTTACCAGCTTCATTTTCACCAAACACACATTCATAAGCATATATCCCACCAGCTAAATTAAATAAATAAGTGTGTTCAGTTTGGGTAATTATTTTATAACTATAGGTACAATTATAATTAATGTTTGCCATACTCATATAGTTATCTGCATTTGTATCCATACACCCATTTATTTCATTTATCTGAACAAAATCCGATGTCTCTGCTATTAAATTATTATCATTGGAATCAAATAATCCAACATAAAGCCTTTTACCTGACACGGATTGTATTACACTCGGTGAACCAATAAATCTTTCAAATTCAGGATATTCCCTTACGGTATTATTATAACTTATATCAAAAGGTTCACCTATGTAAGTAGGATTATATCCAGGTATGGTATTATCATTATTAATTAAATCTTTTGTAAAAACTCTTATGTATAAGCCGTTTTTATCTTCTTGAAGAAAACCGTTTGGGTGATTAGGATCTACTCCATTTCCAGCAAATGCATTTTGTGCAAATTCCGTGATAAAATTTTGAATATTAAAAGGAATTTGAAGCAAGCTAGTTTGTTCTGTATTAATACCAAAGCCATCTAAACTTCCTATCTGCTGAAAGGTATTTGCAGTACCAATGATATTCATATCAGCACCAATGTAATTTTCTGGAATAACTTCAATGTATTCTGTGGCTGGACTTTCATCATTTTGACTCGTGTCTCCCACTACTGATATCTTAAATCTCCACGGCAATATGGTTGTCCACTCAAGCGTCATGGCATCACCAGATGGTGTGTAAAATTGTCCATCACTTCCACCAACATCGTTAAATTGTTTCTGTATCAATCCATTTGGATAGTATTCTTCAAATAAGGTTGGTATTAAACTTCCACTTGTTTCAGCTATGTAGTCACCTTTATATTCATAAACATAATCATCAGCATTAGGTCCGTCTACTTCTATTTTAAAGTGTTTGAAATTACCTTCAAGACCAGGCCATGCTTCTGATATTTGTTGCCATGAAAATATTAATCTTTTTGGACGATATTGTATCAATGATAAACTTTCATTTGATATCGCTTGTGGTGTTGTATCATTTGGTGTTGGATACAAAGGGCTAGTAGTTCTTAAATCAGATACTAATCCTGATAAATCTATGGTTTGTAATTGATATATGTATTCTCTATATGGTAGATTTTCATCTATATATTTATATCGATTAAAAAGTAAATTACTTGGAAATCTTACCAACTCTTTTTCAGTACCAAATGGTATCTGTGTTATTTCCTCTTCAATTTGTTCTTCAAGTATGTAGTCATAATAAAATCTAGTAATTTTAAAATAATCTATATCATTGTACTCAAAAGTGCCCTCTGCTATATTCGGATCATCAAAAAATACGGTAATTGAATCGAGAGGTAAAGTTGTTTGTGCAGGTCTATTTGCTTGGAAAAATTCTTCATGATTGTAACTTTCTAAGTATTCAACAGGTCCTGGTGGTGTAGTATCTTGATATGTAAATTTTGCCGTAAGGACTCTATCAGCTAAAACATTTACGTTTGCAACTCCGTTAACATTTGTCGTTATCAAATCATCATTTTCATCAAACCAACCATCAAATATAAAATCATAAAAACCCAAAGTATCCGAGCCATCTGCTGGTGCATTAGGATTTTCTTGCCAAGCCGTGCCATCCCATACCCATCGTTCCAATGGACTTAGAGCACCAATCATCGGATTTGTAGCACCTGCACCAGCTGGTGGTGTGGTTGGCATCATCTCTGTTCCAGAACCTTGAGGTGTGACCATTTTAAAATCATTAACCCCACGAGCTATTGTGATGACCTCATCAACATTTACCACGGTATCTCCTATTTGTAAAGTTATAGGAATAGGTGGTTGTCCAGTAATTAATAAGGTAACGTCATGAACAAATATACAACTCCCATCATCAACGTTAGCATCTTCATTATAGTTAGCAGCATCTGGACTCGTGCATCCAAACACAAAACTATCCACGTCATCAGTTGGAGTTTGATACGGGGATAGTAAATCATAATAAGGTTGAATTAATGAATAATCAATTTTACCTAAAGTATTTAATGAATTAATGGCATCCAATAAATTAAATTTAATTAAATTATTAATGTCTGCTCTGTCATTATTGTAAGGTGGTAATGGATTAATTCCAGTTAAATTATATAGTGATTTTACAAACGATGAATTCTTACTAACACCACCTATGGAGGCAAAATTACTAAAATCAAAAAGTTTTGTATCATAAAGAGGAGACGGATTCAACAATATGTTTGTTTGAAATCTTTCCCAATGCATTATGTGTCCACGATAAACCCTATATACAAGACCTGTTATGGAGTAGAATCCTGGCTTATCATAAAAGTGTTCTAAAAGTGTTGTACTTTCTAATAATAATGGATCATCGGTATGTTCTAAAACAGTTCCATCTCCCCAATTTAATTTAAAAATATAAGCACCACCATTTTCAGTTCCAGCATTGTCTTCACTAATTATCAATGCATCAGCATAATTACCATTTTCACGAGGTGGTCTGTTTGAAAAAATATCAATGTTTTGTCCAAAATTAACCGTTGGTAAGTAATCGGTCTGAACACCATCTTGAGTTGTATAAATATATTCTGAGTTGTTATTTTTGGTCGGAACTCTACCAGGAAAACTCAGTACAATTTTAAAATTAATCTTACCTTCGGTTGCTAATTCATATTGTTCCTTATGAATTTCTTTATCATAATATCTATCAAGTCTTATTATCTCATCATCATTTGGATTAATGACAAAAGGTAAGGTCTCGATGGAGTAGATGCCTGTATTATGTTCTTCATAAGGACCAGTTGAAGTGGCATTACCAGCTTCTTGTCCGTTTGCTGGTAACAAGGTAATGGGTCCATCAGCAGTATTGACCACCGTGGTTTTTCTTGTTTTTAACTTATAACTTTTATTTCCTTCAAATTCTTCAGTTAAGTAAGGACCTAAAGTAGATTCATTAAAATTGTTATCCTCCCAACTACCCCTATCGTTTAGCGTGTATGTCCCTAATTTAAATCTAGCATCCAAATCTTGAGTTATCTCGGTGCTACCTTGATTCATATTTGGATTTTTGTAAAGTAAATCAAAACCTTGATATGGTCTGAACACTTGAAGTAAATTACTGCCAGTTCCAAATTGTTCATAAATTTCTTCACTCCCACTTATTACTTTATTAGGAGGAGTGCCAGGAACACCATCTGTATATCTTAGGGATTGTGGTACACTAATATCTTCTGATTTTGTGAATTTAGCCATAACATTACATCATACTTTCTTGTTCTTCTTGTTGTGTTTCAGTTTCCTCCATGGCATCTTCTCTAGAGAATGATTTAGTTCCTGTTCCACCCGATGATTCTTGTTCATTCACATCAAATTCTAAATCACCAATTTTATAACCACGAGCTCTTAACAAATCACTACGACTTATTATCTCGACCTTACATCGATTACCCTTTCCACTAAAGTGAGTTAATGAACCATTGTCTTGTCTATGCCCTAACCAAAATTGTTTATCGGTATCGAATCCTTGATTAAAAGAACCCTCTTCATCAACAGTTGCATTATAAGTAGCACAGATAAAAAACCATTCGTTTAAATCATTTGTTGGTATTGATGTGTAGGTATTAATAGCATTACCACTTGATGGTGATGCCTCTAATCTCGTTAAGATTTTGTTTTCTGCTGAATTCCATTTGGGAACTTGTTGAGTACCAACGGAACTTTCGTATAATTTATTTTCATCCAAATGGTCACGGACAATCAATCTAACAATTCTTCGTCTTTCTTCACCTTGTGCTCCTTCAGTTAAATCAGTAGTGATTGTTTCCAATCTGAATCCATAAGGACTTTCTTGTGATAATGGATTACCAAAATTAAACAAAGTTCCCCTACCATCTCGTCCTACAAATCTAACCCACATGGTAACTGTAAATCCATTTAGGAATCTATTATTCTTTTGAAACTCTAATTCATCACCTTGTTTTTTTAATATTATGGCTTGGTTTGGTTTTCTTATTTTTAAAAAACCACCCATCTTATTTGTATATTCAGGTCTTTGATCCTGTATAACTTCCACAACATTATCTACATCAGCTAAATATTTGTTCAGAGTATTTCTCATGGTTTCTAAAGTTTTACCTTGATTGACATCTGTATTATTGCCTTGATTCTCTTCCGTATGTTTATCTAATCTTGTAATAAAAGAACCATCTTTATTTTCAAAAGCAACGCGGTTGGCTTTATCACCACCTTCACTTACCGCATATTCAGCAATACCATCATTATCAACATCTTGAAACTCTGGTGGATTTCCTATTAAATCATTAAAGTCTCGAAAAAATCTATTTATTTGGTCTTGACGAGTTGTTTGTGTTGGTAGTAGTTCAAATATATTAGTATCTAATACTTCTTTAGCTTTTGTGGCATTTATCCTTTGTCCTGTTGATGGAGTAGTTAACTGAGATAAATTTAATACGTTTACCCATTCATAATAATACCATTGACGCAAGTAGTCATCACTATTAGGTGTCCCAACACTATTTACAATATGAAGTAAATCACCAAACGGAACATCAATTTTAACCTGCTCATTTCTATATCTTAATTTATACTTTACATTTTTTATTTTAAAACTTTCTGGCATACCTTGTGCTGCTGCCATATATTCTGATAATCCATATGTATCTATTTTTTCTGCTGTCACAACCTCTTCGTCAGGAGATAATTCAGACACAACAGATATCTTGTCTGATATAAATTCACTTAAATCAACAACACCATTGTCAACAAAACTAGAACTTATGTTGTTTATAACCAATGATAGTTTACCATCAGTTAAATCTTTTTTATTTTCTGGCGTGTTTCTATCCTTTTTAAAAAATACCAATGTTTCGTTTTCTTGTCTACCAGTTGTTATCTGACCATCCCTAATCGTGGTTTGTAATGTATTTAAATTTAAATCGATTGATGTTTCTTGTCCACCTTGTGTCATATCAAAAAAAGTAGAACTTGCATAATCTTCATCCAACTCACTAAACCACTTCGCATAAACCAAGTCAGAAAAGGTTTCTTTGATTACATTTTCGTCTATGTCAAATGTAGTGGATGCTGTCGTGTCTTCTGCACCGTAATCAAACTCTTCTCGTGGTATGATTATTTCTTCGGGTATCATATCATGAGAAACATTTAATTCACCAGCATTAATCATCAATGTTCCGTCTTGATGTTTGTGATAAGCACCATAATAAGGTGTACCTGCTAATTCTCCAAACCTATATACAAATTGTGATGGTGATACGATTGGCGAATCTAAATTAATTTCTGTTATGAAATTAAAATTATTCATGTTGATATTACTAACAGATGCTATTATTGTAGGTGATGAATAATTTAATACTATAGTATCATTCGTGTCAAATGGTGGAGCATTAGGTGTGCCTAATGTATATTGAGGATCAATTAAAAATAAATCTCCGTTTATTCTGTATAGCTCCACTTCACCGTGGTTTACTAACGTTGGTGGGGTACCTGTTGAGTATGAAACCGTGGTACCTGATTGAAATCCTAAGTCATTTTGTAGTGAAATTCTAATAGTTCCATATCCACCACCATAATGCCCCATTGATCCTGACATGTGAGCCATAATTAACTCCTTAGTATGAATTCAAAACCATCGTCATATATAAGAGTTTGGTCATCATTGTGTTTAACTTTAATCAAAATTTTATAAGCTCGGTTTGGCTCAAATCCATTTAAATCTTGTGTAAAGTAAGGTGAAACTGAATCACAACTCATTGTGGTATAAGCACCAAACGGAATGACTTCTTCATTTGTTGCCATATCAATTATTGAATATGAAGCACTACCTTCAGCAAAGTAACTACCACTTACGGTCTGTATTGATGTTGTGAAACTCTTATCAATGTATCTCTTACGAGCACCAAATCTAAATTTAATTGTTTCCGTTTCTTTGTAAGCTTCCCTTGTGTGTAACTGATATAAATAATTTTCTACCTGTCCTGATAAATCCAATGGAGTTAAACTGCCAGTGTTTGAGCCCGTTGATGGAGCATGGTCATCCCATCTTACTTCTAATTTAGGAGAGTAGATTGTATTGGTTTGTCGTGAAAAGAATTTTAAATCCTCAAAACTACCACTTGATGTTTCTCTACTGCCAGATAGTCTTATTAAAAATCCATAGTTCTCATTATCACCACTAAACCATTTCTTTGCTATACTCGTAACATCCATATCGATATCAGGTTTTTCTAAAGAAAAGGATTGTGTTACCTCATCAGTAGAAGCATAAGTTCCACCCTGTGTTGTCCATTCTAATTCAACACCAGCTCTATTTTTTCTAAATTTCCAACTACATCCTTCTGTTGTTTTTGGTCTATCTGCTTCCTTACCAATACCCTCATCCCACTCTTGACTTAATGGATAAGCAGCAACATCATAGGTTTCACTTAAACCACTCGTACCTTTGGTTTCATATAATTTTAAATAAACCTCATAGTCTTTAGGTAATACGGATGAACTAATATAACTCTCTACTTCATCCGTGTCAAATTGAATCAATGCTCTTGTTTGATAATGAAACTCTTGATTAAAAAAAACTTTTTTAATTTCTAATATCTCATCTTGACCAGTGTTTTTATCTTTAAAATCATCACCAGTAAATTCATCAGAACCACTATTAATAAAGGCATCCTTGACAGCAAAAAAATAACGATGCATTAGACTACCCTCCCGTATATGTCATTATCAGGATCTCTCAATTCAAATATAGCTGGTGTTACAGATGGTTTCACAATATCATTTACTGTGGCATTTTCAAAGTTATATTGAAATCCATAACCAGCAGTTCCGTCAACTGATGGAGTTCCATCACCTTTGTAAAAGTGAAATTTCTTTGAATTCAATGAGGTTGGAAAATTATCTATCTCTGAAGTATCTTGTATTAACTTTAATGTTTTTATCCCAATAACACCATCCAATCCTAATATATTATATTTTAAATCACCAAGATTTATATGTTGTCTAAATTGCATCTTTCCTACTTTAAAAAACTTTTTAATGACATTTATGGTTTCTAATTTTACATCGGTAGAATTAAATCTTCTATCATAATTTACTTCAAACTGAACTCCGAAGTTTATAATGTAGCCAGAAAATATATCATCAATTAATTGAAATCCAAAATCCAACGAGTCATTTATCATTCTGAATTGTTCAATATATAATCTTAAATTATTTAATGCCAATAAAGGAGTTTGTACTAATTGTCTTTGTTGATTATAAGACAATGTATAAATTTTCAATGTCCCAATATCATCATTTCTGTAAACATAACATTTAGCAATATTACCAAACTTTGCTGGTAGATTTAATATTCTGGCTTGATAGTCCTCACGAGTTACACATCTTAATTGTGAAGCAAAGAATGATTTAGCATTTTCCCTTATCTCATCAACTGTTTGACCATCAGTCCCACCCAAAGCTGGTTCATCATTTGTAATAGTTATTGATTCATCTGAATTATTTATCTTGGTTAATTCACCAGCTTGAGCATTGGAATCAGCACCACCTCCTACTCTATAGGTTATGGTCATTATGGTATTTGATGGCGTCTCACCTAAGTTCAAAGAATTGTTGGTTGTCAAGTTATTCAAACTGGCATTTATCACACTACTTGGAACACCAGACAAATTCAATCCTTGCTGTTCAATCATTGAAAATAAACTAGCTCCACTTGATCCTGATATGTTCAATCTATTTAATCCATTACCAAACTGCAGTTTTGTAGTGTTGTCATCGGGATCTATTTTAGTTGTAAATTTTTTGTTTGTATTGATATAATCCAATGTAAACGGAATAGCCACATCACTTGATATACCACCACCTACAATGTCTTGATTATAAGCATCACCACGACCATCTTGTGTGTAATGACTTTCTTTTAATATTCTATCCTGTGCTAGATAATCAACCTCATACCATTTTTGTCCTGAAGAATCTACACAATTTAAAACCTCTATCACGTTATCCTCACCTAAATCTAATTCTAAAAATTTAGTTGGACTTGTAATGGTAAATGATTTTGTTTTAGTTTCACCTGATACGGCTTGTATAAACCTTGTTAATGTATATCCTGTTGCTTCTCCGTTAGCATTAAATGAGGTTGGAGCACCAACCGGTGGAACATCAGGTGAGCCAGAAACCGTAAAGTCAACCTCACCTAACGTTTCAAATTTTAAATTAGAATCTATATTTGATTGTATTTGTAATCCACTATTTATTGGATTTTGTGGAGCTCCACTATAATCTACGTTACCATCAGCATCAACACCCACATCCGTTGTAACTCTTAACCTAACTAATGATGGTGTATTGGGTGATACTTTATACCCTAAAAATTCCGATAACCTAACCACATTTCTTTTTTCTGTAGCTGTTGCTAGAACATTTTCTTTGTAGTTATAGTCAATGTAATACGAAAGAACATCTCCAACATAACTTGTTAATTCAATCATCATCATACCAGGTGATGTCTCATTAAAGTCTTTATATGTATCGGGAAAATAAGCCTTTGTGTATTCTATCAAATCGGATTTAATTGATACAAAATCTTTACTTGTATACTTTACATTCGATGGTTTATATTTTTGGTCTTGTGAATATGCCATTACCTTACTCCAACACTACACCAACAGATTCAATTGTGTTTGGTGCTCTCTTAATATTAAATACTATGTTTATGTTAATTTGATTTTTATCTTGATTGCTAGTATCTATATTTATTTCCCTTAATTCTACAAAAGGCAACCAAGTAGAAAAGGTATCCACAATATCGTTTTCAATTTGAACTTGAGTGTCCTCTGTAATTTGTTCAAATAAAAACCTACGAATACCCATGCCCAAGTTAGGTTGAAACATCCTCTCACCTTTCTGTGTTTGTAATAATAATCTTATATTATTTTTTACCGACTCAATGGTTGTTTTGGTTGTTGAAAAATATCCATCTTGATTTGGAACTCTAGCAAAAGGAAAGTCTATTCCAACAGATACCCGCGTATCCTTATCCTCAATTAATTGATTATTTCTTCTATCGAGTATTGGCATCTCATACCTCTACAGGTGTTTTTAATTTAACTTTACTTGATAATGATTCAACGCCAGATAACGGATTATCTG